AACCGCGATTCGGGCCTGACCGCTTCGGTACGCATCCTGACGCTCAAGGCCATCACCCAGACGCTTGGCAAGAGCAAGGGCTTCTTTGTACTTGGTATCGTACAACTGCATCATGTCCTGCTCGCCCTTCATGTAGGTATAAGCCTCGACCAGCGAGCCATACAGCAACACCGCGTCAAAGTTATCCCCAAGCCACGACGTACCGTTGGTGACGATAGAGGCCGGGTAGAAGAAGTAATGCAGTTCCATCGAATAGGCTGCATCAGGCGTAGGGCCGAGAATGAACGAAAGCTCCGTAGGAGCAGCCGACTGTGGACCAAACAGCGCGTAGTACTGCGGCGTCCCCGTAGAACCCGGAGCAGGGAAGGACTCCCTGATGAAGTTCACGTCCTTGTTCAGGAGGAACGAGTAATTTCCCGACCCATCGATGACGGCCATCGAATACGGAGCCAGAAAATCATCCGGACACGCAAGGTACTGATTACCCAACGTGGCGGTGCCGGTCACGTTCTTGCGGAGCGAGGGGAACTGAACGGAGTTGAAAATCCGCTCTTCGGCCTGCTTTACGAACGTGGGGATATTGCTGACAAAGCTGGACTCCGTGTTATTGCAGTAGTCCTGAATTGCCTGACTAAGCGCCGTGTAATTCACAGATTAATCCTGTTCATCATCGTAATACATGAAGCCCTTGGTGGCCGCACCGGAGCCGCGCATCTTGCGACGGATCTTCTGCTTGGTACCGGACATCCAGCGCCCCTTGACCATTACGTCATTGAGGCCAATGTCAGTGATCGGATACCCGCCACCCTTTTCGGTCTTTACAACCTTCGGCTGACGATAAGTCTTGCCCATGTTACTTACCCCGGCCCGCCTTGGTGGGCTTCTTCTGATTGGCAACGCGAGCCAGATTACGGCCCATCTTCTTCATTTCCAGCGACGTGACACCGCCAGCCTTCATACCCTTGCAACCCTTCTTCATCTTATGTCTCCTAGACAGTTACAGTTCCAACACTCGACACCCCAGCAAGTTCATTCTGGAGTCCATACGAAAGCGTATTATTAAACCCGACCGGATTCCAACCCCACTGCGTCACCCGGCTACCACCATCTGCACCGGGCGGGACAGCGTAATAACTCGTGTCGGGACGCGGGTTACGAACTGCCTGCGGATCATTGACCGGATACATGCCGAGTTGGAGTTGCGGCTGATCAGGTTCCCAGCAGGTAGGACACACCAAAATATTGGTGTTCTTGGTCTTGATGACCAACCCCTTAAGCTGGTGCAGCTTGTATCGGAACCCGCATCGATCACATTCGGCAATCGAGTGTTTGGCAGATGAGAATTGACTAGGCATGGGCTACCCTATTCCCCTTACGCGAGTTCTCGGAACCGAGGATCACTTGGAGATTACTAGGTACGTGAAGCCCTGACACCGTTTTACCCCTCAACGGAAGGATATGATCTACGTGGTGCGCTAGTCCAGTGTATTTAGTACGGAGCGCAGCAAGGTCGTAGATCTCTTCAATCAACCATTTATCATCAGTAGAGAGCCAAGCAGGAGTACGCTGCACTTTAGATAGCTGCCTACCTCTTGCCCACGCGAGAACACGGCCAGAATTACGTTTAGCCCACGCAGCTTTTTCAGCGTTTCGCGTTTTACGATGCTTCGCATTGCTCGCCTTTGCAGTAGCCCTAACTTTATCTGGGTTCCGCATTCGGTACAGATTCTGCGCGATGCGCTTACGTTCTAGTAGGTTAGTGCGGTTGGTGACACGATACTTAGCCAACGCCTGTCTGGAGCAACTAATACACCCGCGATTAGATACTAGTCGTTCAGCAATATGCCCCTTCGGGCAGGGGCTACCAGTAAAATAACGAGTAAGCCCTAGCGCCTCTGCATCTATGCGGGAAATTACTTTCATGTCAGCGGATAAATGATTGTCTGGGAACTAGGCGAATCGGCGCTTTTTCCCTGTCTTCTGTGGCAGCCGCGTCCCAGCATTCGTCGTACTGGGCCTTCAGTACCTGCATCCGGTCCAGAGCATTTGGTATCTTCATGGACAGGTAATAGGCAAGGCCCGCAACTAGGGCGGGAAGCAGTCGAAATGGGATGTCTTGTCCATTGATTCCATTACCCGCATCCTGCATACGACGCAGTCGCCAGTAGACAAGTGTGTATGTCGTGGAATTATCGGGGATCGGCCACACAGTAAACGTAGGGTTCTGAACCACCCCAGTCGAACTCGTCGCACCAGTCTTGCGATCAATCCGTATCTGGATGGGCCTGCCGTTTGCGTTCTTGTTGGGGATCTGTGCATAGGTACTCACCGAGATTCGGCTAATGCCAATGTCAATCTGATTCTGCCCGGTACCCGTACGGATTACATGATCGAGCAGATCTACCGTATCTACAGGCAGCGTATAAGTGGCTGTGCCGTAAGAGAGGACTTGGGTGCCCTGCTCAATCGTCCACATATTCACGCCGCGATTTGCCCAGTCCATAAAGAGCAGGTTCAGCGAGCGACGGGCCGTACGCATATCGTAGCCAGACCGCAGTTCTGCTCCGCACCTCTCGAAGGCCTCTTCAACGATGCCGTTGAGGTCAAGATTGAAGTCAGTCGTGTCTGTGGTCTTGGCTACCATTTATTTTCTCGCAGTCTTCGCGGATTGCCTAAAAGCCTTGTTCGTAGGCGCTCCAGCAGTACCGGGTCTACGCATCTTCTCACCAGAGCCAGCCGCGATCCGCGCTCGCTTTTTGTTGATGTTCTCGTAGAGGCCCCCTGCAGCGAATGTACGGATGGGCTTGCCCGTACCGATTACAGGCTTATCATCCCCCCGCCGCTTGGCACGGGGGATTTTCTTGGGCGAAATAGCGCCCATACCGCGAGACGGGCGCATCAGACGAACCGCCCACGGGTCTTGCCCCGCCGCTCAATGCCGCTACCCCGCACACCGCCGCCCTTGGCATAGCCCTGCATGCCGCGACGCTTGATCACGTCACGGATATCGTCCGCCGCGTCATCCGGCCCGCGACTCTTGGGACTCATTCCCTTGGTAGGACGAGCAGGCTTGGGGGCTACGTCGCTCTTCGGCGTCATGCCCTTGGTCGGACGCGGCGTGGGCTTGGGGGCCTCGGTACTCTTCGGAGTCATACCACGCGGCCTGATGGGCGTCGCGGAAGTAGTCTCACCCGTACTCGTCTTGGGCGTCATACCACGCGGCTTGACCACGGTCTCGGACCACTCCTTCCCGGTGGACCGGGTGGCTGAACCCATCGCCTTGCGGGTCGGGGCCATCGCAGCTTTCTCAGCGCCACGGCGCGAAATGTCGGCAAGCGCGTCGTTGATTCGGCTACTGCCAGCACCCAGCCGCTGACCCACCTGCGCACTGCGCCCGCCCATATTGGCAAGGCGCTCATTAAGCTCGGCACTGCCAGTACCCAGACGCTGCCCGATCTGCTTGGTCGCAAGCTTCTTAGCTCCGGCACTGAGCATGCCACGCGCAAGACCCGCACCGCCCATGAGGTAGGCTTCGGGCGCAACGGACTCGATTTCTCCGGTATCGGGCATCTGCGCACCGTACCAATTGGCGCCATAGACCGGGCGAGCAGCGTTGTTCAATCCAGTGGGGGCAGGGCCATACTGGTCAGCGGAAGCGCGAAGTTGCTGGGTTAGCGCAGAAGGTCCGAGATAGTCTTCGCGAGCAGGACGAGGAACAGCAGGTACTGGAGCCACTTTAGCGGGCGCGGCATCATGAGACACCGGCTTGGCTAGATCTGTCGTGTATTTTTTCCCACGCCATGTGAATACCTTCTCCCCCGCCGCCCGTTTTGCACGGAAAGCATTAGCGAAGCTCCCTTCGTCGAGAAGATCCTGCTCCCCGGCAGAAGTGTCAAAAGGCCTGCTGGGATCGTACCCGCTCAGGTCTCCGCCGTCCGCGAAGTGTCTTTTACGACGCATCACACAAACTTCCCACGGGTCTTGCCACGCGACTCGATGCCACCGCCACGGGCGTACTTCTTGATCGCACCCCCGCGCTTCTTGGCGACAGGCGGCTGGGCCTTGGCGTCCTTGGCCTCCTTCATGCCCTGCTCAAGCGTCTGACGGGCAACCTCGCCCATGCCCTTGGGCATCAGAACTTCGTTGGCACTCGGGTTCGGATTAAGCTTCTTTGCCTTAGCCATTAGATGATCTTCCCACGGGTTTTGCCACGCGACTCAATGCCGCCGCCACGAGCCATCTTGACCACCTTGCCACGGGTCTTGCCCTTGGACTCCACACCGCCACCACGCGCCATGCCCATCTTGGCATGCTCGGCAGCCTCATAGCCCATCACGTCCTTGGGGGCCTTGGCGCGACGCAGGACCGACATCTCCTTCTTGGCAATCGCCGGAGTGTCCTTTTCCTTGCCCATAGCTTCGCGGCGCTCGTGCGCGGCCAGCTTCTTCTCGCCTGCCTTTGCAAAGATACCCGCAGCCTTCATTTCCTTCTTCACATCGCCACCTTTCGCCATACCGGCGAATTTGTTGAGTGCAGCAAACGGCATATCCATTTTTCCATGCCGCGTGT